TTACTTATGCTTATAACAAAGATCCTTATAAAAAAAAAGAAAAATAGTAAAAAATCTAGCAAACATAGAATATTAAAAATTTATAAAGATTAAAAACCGGCATTTAAAATACGTACCGCTCTAAATCATTTTTTTCCTAAAAAATATGTTTATTAAAAAATACTTTATCAAAAATATCTTTCCAAGAATTGTATACATAGTTTTTTCTTATAATATTATGTTCTTTCATTTTTTTAGATAAAGTATTTGTATCTGTATTTTTAACTAAATAGTTTAAATCTACATTATCATCAAAATATATAATATATTTCATATTATTTTCATCATAATAATCTGCATTATTAATCCAAAAATCTAACCAATTATTATCATTTAAACATTCATTTAGATTATAGTAATAATTATTATTATTAAAATGTTTATTATAATTTGATTGTAAAATATGTCCTTGTTTTATTAATTTATATAAATATTCTTTAGATGGAAAAAATAAAGGAATATTGGCACTATATTGTTCAAATATAGACATTGTAGAAATTTCATATGGTATATGAATAATTCCTTTATAACTATATAATTCATTCCATGAATATTTTTCTTTTAAATAATTATTTTTATCAATAATATATTCATTTTCTTGTATATTAAAATTATTATTCACTATAAATTTATTATTTATAGGTGAATATAAAGCGTTTGTATATAAACATAAACTAGGTATAATAATTGAATCAATTCCTGTACCAATTTTTAAATATTTTGCATCTGCTTTATTATTTGAAACTGCTATTATTATTTTTTTATCGTATAATTCTTTTAATTTAATATTTAAATAATCCCACATTTGAAAATTATTATTCCATGAAAAAGGTTGCTCATATCTAGTACTATTTATTAATATTATCGGTTTATTAAATGTTTCATATAATAAACAAAATACAGGTGTATGTGTAACAATAAATCCATCAAATGTTTTTAAAAAATCTTTATATTTATCTACAAAATCATTTATCATATTTAAATTTATATCTTTCCATGTATTAGAATTAATAATTTCTGGTGACATACTATTTTCATTAAATACCCAAGAATGTCCTGACATCGACCAATTTGTAATATTAAATTTATTTGGATATATATCAGATATAATATATTGAATATCTTTAATAACAGAAATATGTAAATCAAGATTAAATAATTTTATCATTTTTATATAAATTTATAAAATATTAAAATATATACTTTTTACACTTATATAAAAATAATATATAAAATTCTTAATTAAAAATTAGCATAATTTTACAGTAAAATAATATTCTACCAATGTCAGTTATTGTTGGAGAGTTAAGATTTTTAATAATATTTTCATTATAAATTTGCTTGAAAATTCTGGTAAATTTTCAAGTTTAAGATATTAGTTTTATTTTAAAATAAAAATATTCATAATTATTTTTATAAAATAATAATAGTATATTAGATTATAAAATTAAAAATATGTTAAATATATTATTTCAAAAAGATGAAAATAGTAATTATAATAAATATTTAAATAAATTATGCACTATTAAAAAAGATGATATAATAACAACAGATAAGTTTTTAAATAACTTTTCAAAATATTATTACAAAACAGATGTTATTGTTCATAAAGAAAAAGTTATATGGAGAGAAAAAGAACATAATCCACCTATAAAAAATTTAAAAATTATAATATCTGGACATTCGGATTATCATATTACAGATGAATTATTCGATTATTATAATCCTAATTATTGGTTTTCTGTTAATAAATTAAGTAACAAAGTATTTTCTATACCAATTGGAATAACTAATTATTGTGATGATTCTGATATTCATAAAATATATGGTAATTTAGATATAATGATTGAAATTATGAATGAACCAAAAATTAAAAAAAATTTAGTTTTCATGAATTTTAATATATCTACATATCCAATAGAAAGACAACATATATATAATTTATTTTGTGATAAAGAATGGATATCTAAAACAGAAATTATAAATACATTAGAAGGAAGAAAAAATTTTTTAAGAGAAATACATAATCATGTATTTGTTTTATGTCCAAGGGGAAATGGTATAGACACACATAGACTTTGGGAAACATTATATATGGGTTCTATTCCTATTATAAAAAAAAATATTGCATATGAAGATTTTTATGATCTTCCAATTTGTTTGGTTAATGAATGGGAAGAAATTGATGAAGAATTCCTTTTAAAAGAACAAGATAGAATATTGAATAGTGATTTAAATATAGAAAAATTATTTATGAATTATTGGATTAATAAAATTAATAAATATTTATGTAGTTAAATTGTAATTTTATAAGTTAATTATTACATTTATATTTATAAGCTGTTTTACACACAATGCTAGAAACTTTTAATTTAAGATAAATATTTTTATATTTATTTACTATATTATCTTATATTATTATTTTATTGTATTATATAAAAATATAATTTATAAACAAATAATATTTTATTAATAATAAAATATTATTAAGTTTCTAGCATTGTGTGCAAAGGTATAAAATCGACTATCTATAAATTATTATACTAAGTTCATTTTGAAATTGTGGTATTTTTAATTCAGTAAATTATTTTTTGTAATAAATATTAAAAATATAATAATTTATTAATAAGATTTAAATTTAATAATTTTATTAAAATCTTAAGTTTCTAGTATTGAAAATTTAAAAATAAGGTTTTTTTAAATTATATAAATATTATTAAATATTATATGAATTTACCAGAAGATTTTAATATAGATTCTTATCGGACTTTAAATAGTGATTTACTAAATATGGATGATGAAGAATTAATAAATCATTATTTAACATATGGTATATGCGAAAGAAGACCTTATAAATATACTTTACCAGAAGATTTTAATATAGATTCTTATCGGACTTTAAATAGTGATTTACTAAATATGGATGATGAAGAATTAATAAATCATTATTTAACATATGGTATATGTGAAAGAAGACTTTATAAATATACTTTACCAGAAGATTTTAATTTAGATTGTTATCGGACTTTAAATAGTGATTTAATAAATATGGATGATGAAGAATTAATAAATCATTATTTAACATATGGTATATGTGAAAGAAGACTTTATAAATATACCTTACCAGAAGATTTTGATATAGATTCTTATCGAATTTTAAATAGTGATTTAATAAATATGAACAATGAAGAATTAATAAATCATTATTTAACATATGGTATATGCGAAAGAAGACTTTATAAATATACTTTACCGGAAGATTTTGATATAGATTCTTATCGGATTTTAAATAGTGATTTAATAAATATGAACAATGAAGAATTAATAAATCATTATTTAACATATGGTATAAATGAAGGAAGACAATATACATTTATTGAAAAAATAAAAAAATTTATTAAAGAACATCACAATATATCATATAATACAAAAAATATAAATGATATATCAAATAATATAATATTTGAAAATATAATATTTGAAAATATAAATTTATATTTTAATAATAAAATAAATAAATATAGTTTTATAAATGTTCATACATTTCATTATGATACAAATGATAACAATCTTGGTAATAAATTAAATACTATTATGCATTATATTAAAATAGCATTTGAAGAAAATAAAGAAAATATGTTAATACTATTTAATGAGAATATTTCATTTAAGTATTTACAATATTATAATAGACATATAAATCAAATATTAGAAAATATAAATGATTATGATATAATTGAATTATCACTTATGAATCATAATTATATAGATATATATAAATTAATTGAAAAAGAATTAAAAATTTTTGATATAAATGATATAAATAAACATTTTTTTGATTCTATTTATATAACCAAATCAGGAATTAAAAAAATATATAATAATTTATTAAATAATTGTAAGTTAGGATTTTATTCAAGACCTCTTTTTAATTATAATATTGAAAATTATGATTTAGAAAAGAAAGAGTTATATACATATTATTTATCAAATATATTATGGGATGCTTATTATCGAGTAACAAAATATTGGAATAAAACATATTGTATAAATTTGGGGTTTGATATTGAAAAAAGGAAAAATATGATGAAATATTGTAATTTATTAAATTGTAAAGAAAAAGATTTTTTTTATGATGGTATTTTAGGATTAAATCTACCTAATATAAATACATTAATTAATATGGGCATTTATGATTCAAATATAATTAATAAATTTGATATTAAAAAAGGTACTATTGGATTAAATATTACTCAAAGAAATATTATTAAAGAATCTATTAATAATAATTATGATTATACTTTAATTTTAGAGGATGATATATATTTTGATACAGAATATTTTAAAGTATTAGATTTAATATTTCATAAATATAATGATATTGATATTTTATATTTAGGATACAGTAATGAACATAATGAAAATGAAATATTTAATTATTTAGATATGATAAATAATTATATTATTTATGAACCTAAAAAAAATATTAATAAAAAAATTTGTTTAGGTGGAATGTTTGGAGTTATAATATCAAAAAAAGCATTACATATTTATTTTGAAAGATTTACACCTATAAATAATATTTCTGATATTTTACTATGTGATATTGTTTTTGATATTAAAAATGATTTTGAAAATAATAAAATAACAAAAACAAATTATAATTTAAAAACATTATTTATTAAAAATTTATTTAAAGTTTATAAAAATAAAATAAGTTTAACAGAAGAAAATAATTTTGATATGATTTCTAATTTTAAAAATAATACTTCATTAAATTATTTATCAAAAATTAAAAAATTAAATTTTAAAATGAATTATAATTATAATATTAAAATTTATATATATGAAAAAGCTAAAACATATTATTATCGTTTAATTGATATTCTATTAACTATGTACAAAAAATTTATTATTATTAATCATTATGATGAAAATATTGATATAGTAATTTATACAATAGATGATATTATAGAATTAAATGATAATAGTATTAATATATTAATTAATGGTGAAAAAGAGAATAATTATAATAATTCAGATATTGCAATATTAACAACAAAAAATTTTATATATAATAATAATATATATTTTCCTCAATTATTTACTAGTTTATGGGAAAGACGACATAATTTTAAAAATATTTTAAATAATACAAGAGAATATTTTTGTGCATATATGTATAGTTATGATTTAGAATATAGAGTAAATCTTTATAATTATATATGTAAATATAAAAAAGTTCATTCACTGGGGAAATCATGTAATGAAAATTTTGAAGGAGATAGAGATATATATAATAATAATGAAACTTATAATGATTTAGCAGTTATTAAATATTCTAAATATAAATTTGTTTTAGCATTAGAAAATGGTATTATAGATGGTTATATTACAGAAAAATTATTAAATCCATTATTGGCAAATTCTATTCCAATTTATGCTGGACCATTTGATTCATTTGAAATTATTAATAAAAAAAGAGTTATATATATATATGATTTTACGGATTATAATGAATTATTAGAATATATAATAAAAGTTGATAATGATATTAATTTATATAATTCAATAATATGTGAACCATTATTTATAGGAAATATTAATTTAGATAATTATGAATATTATTTAAAAAATAAACTTATGAAAGCATTTTGCTTAGAGAAAAAAAATATTTTAATTAAAAATCATAGTAATATGTATTATAATAAAAATATAGACTTTGAAATTAAAAATTTTGATTATAATAATATAAATATATCAAAATCAGATTTTAAAAAATATTTATCTGATTTTATTAATAAAGATGATGAAATATTTTTTGAAAATAATTTAGATAATAATTTAGATAATAATTTAGATAATAATATTAAATATTATTTAATAAATTTAGATAGTAGAAAAGATAGATATGATAGTGCATTAAATGAATTTAATAGAGTTGGTATCTATAATGTAGAAAGATTTTCAGCAATAAAACCAAGTTTAGAAGAGATACATAATTGTAATTTTATTAATAAAATTAATTTATGGAAAAATGAAGAAAAATATATTATAGGTGCGTCCGGATGTAAAATGAGTCATTATCACATATTAAAAAAAGCATTAAATGAAAATAGTAATTATAAATATATTTGCATTTTTGAAGATGATGTTGGAATTGAAAATGATTTATTAGATAATTTATCAAAATGTTTAAATTATATTGAGAAAAATTATATTGATTTTGATATACTATTCTTATCTTCTAATTTATCTAATAAAAATGATGCTATTAAAATAAATAATAATTTACTGAAGTTAGAAAAAGGACTAACAACAACTGGACAAATATTTAAGTATAATAATTTATTAAAAATAATTAATGCAATTGAAAAATCAGATTCAGAAATAGATAATACATATAGAGATTATTTAGAAAATAAATATTGTTTATATCCTATGTCAGTATATCAAAAAGATTTTTATAGTGATATAATAAATATAAATACAAATTACGGTAATTTTCATAAAAAATTTATTTATTAATATTTTAAGTTTATATAATAATTTTATTTTATTTTATGATTTTATTATGAATATATTATTAAAACCAATTATTATACAAATACATAAGGAAAATGCAGGAGGTGGAATTGCAGATTTATTAAAAGGAATGTTTACATTATATAATGAATGTAAAAAGATGAATATAAAATATTATTTAGATTTATCAAATAATATTAAATTAAAAAAATGTTTTCATTTACCAAATATTCCAGAATATTATAAAAATTTTGAAAGTGAAACTTTAAATTTAATGGATCAGATATATGATTATTCAAAATTTAATGAATTATTATTAACAAGAATAAAAAAACCTAAAGTTTATTATGTAATAACAAATTGTTGTGGTTTTGGTAATTCAACAGAATATTTTAATAATATAGATGAAATAAATAATATTTTTAAACCATCTTTAATAATTGATGAAAAAATTAATTATTTATATAATATTTATAATTTAACAGAAAATAATTATATATCTTTACATTTTAGAACAGGAGATCATAATATGATTAAACAATTTGATAATGATCATAATAATTTAAATACAGATATTCGAATAGAATTAGATAATTCTATTTTTTTAAAAATTATAAATAAAATAGATTCAATGAATAAAGAATATAATAAAGATAATTTACCTTTAATAATCCATTCTGATTCAAATATTTTAAAAAATAACTTAAAAAAACTAAATAATAACTTAATTTTATTAGATATCAATATACAACATATATGTAATAATATTGGAAATAATAATGAAGATTCTTTTATTTCAACTATTTCCGAATTTTATATAATATCAAAAGCAAATAAAATTTTTATGATGAATGTATATTCTGGATTTTCTCATATTGCATCCGTAATTGGAAATAAAGAATTAATTGTAAATATTGATGATAAACACATGTATCCTAAAAATATATTAGATATATTAAAACCTCAAAAAATAATTATAATTTAATTAATTAAATTATCTATATTAAAATTATTTAATATAATATATTTTATTTATATTATAAATATTATAAATATTATAAATTGTTTTATGTTCATCTTTGATGTCTTTATTTATAATATGAATAAATAAAATATGAACAACTAACTAATAATTCTGTATTTTCAAAATTTTCAAATAAAATTGGTATATTATTTTGTAATATATAATTTAGTATTTTTATTCCTCATGATAAATCATGATGTGCAAAAGTAGTACTATATATATTATTTATATCATCAAATTTTTTATTAAATGTTCTATATCTATATAATTTATTTAATTCTATTCTAATACTTTAAAATATTCACTAAAATTAAAGTATTGATTCTTTAATGATATTTTTATATAAATTTAAAATTATTAAAATTTTTAATAAATAAACTACCAAATATTGATGAAAATTTAATTAAATTTATTTTTTTAATATTACACTCGAAATTGTTTTAAAATTCTCACTTTTTTAACAAATAAAAAGTATAATATTAATAAACTTTTAAGATATATTATATTATTATACAATATTATTGATAAAATATATATTTGTTAAAGCATTATAAATTTTATTTTTATCATATATTTTTTAGAAATTTTATAAAATTTTAATTATTATATAATTATATAATAATTAGGAAATAAAAAAGTGAGAATTTTAAAATCATTTCGGATGTATTTTAGTATGACATTTTATACCTAAACTATATACAATATTATATTTAGATAAAATATTTTAAAGTTTTTAATTTATCTATTATTTTTAAATTCCAATTATCATAATCAGAATCATTTCCAATTTCTATTTTAAAAGGTACATGAAAATTAATATATTTTTTATTTATTTCATCATAGTCATATGCATTAATAATTATTAATAAATAATCTATATTTAAATTATCTAATATATTTATTATTTTTTCTAAAATAGAACTATTTATATATTGTTGTAAATTCAAAAATATTTTTTTATTATTATTTTTAATAATATTAAATAAACGATATGTTCTTCTAGTATATTTTTGTATAACATCATTAATATTATTAAAATCATCATGAGGAAACCAGGATCCATCATTAATATATTTTTTTTCAGTTTTGTTAAATGAATTTGTAAAATAATAAGAATAAAATGCTTCAATTTTATCAGTCTCATTATATAATTTCATTATATCTTCCATACTATTAATATTCATTTGTACCCAATCAAATGGTAAACTTTCTATTTGTAATTTTAATAAATTACGTAATATTATTGCACTATTACATCTTGAACCAAAACTAATATATGAATACATATTCAAATATATTATAACTTTAGATAAAATAAAAATTCGGATAAAAATATAATTTTAAATAAATCTTGTTAATTTATTATATTAAAATTTCTAGCATTGGGTGTAATTTTAAAAAATAAATTATTATCTATTTTATTTTTTTTTAAATCTTTTATATCAAATGATGTAAAGAATAAGCGTACTTATAAAAATATAATACAATAAAATACAATAAAATATTTTTTTTTTATAATTCTTAAGTTTATATCATTTAGTCATTATAAGAAAAATATAAAATATTATTTTTACAATTTAATTTTAATTTATTATATTTATTATAATTAATAACTTATATAATATGAAAATAACAATATTAGGTTCATGTAGACAAGAATATATAAAAAATAATTATAGATGTACAAATATAGATGTAGAAGTATCTTATCCTCATTATACTAAAGAAATAATTCAAGTTATCAATTTTTGTAAATTTGGTAATTTATCACCTGAAGAAACATTATATACATTTAGAACTCCAATATTATATAAAAAACCTCTATATTTTGATATAAATATTAAAAATGAGTTTGAAAGTTCTGATCTTTATATTTTAGAAATAGCAAGTAAAATTGTATATGAATATGATAATAAATATCTTCATCATATAGCTACAGAAGATCAATATAATATTCCTATAAAAGATAAAATAAATATTAGATATCAAGATAAAAATGAAATAGAAAATGATATAATTTATATTAAAAATATATTAAATAAACCAATTATAATAATTTCTCATTTAGTTACAAAAGAAGAAGGTGAAAGATATAAATTAAAATCTTGGTTAGAAGATATTTGTTTAATACATAATATATTATTTATTGATCCTATTAAAGAATTAAATAAAAAAAATTATGATTTCAATAAAATATTTAAAAAAGAAGATGTATTAAGTCATTATACAGATGAAGGACATAATGCAATAGGAAATATATATAAATATTATATAGATAAAATATTA